TTACGAGGTTGAAGCGTTTTCACTGCTTCCGAGCGGTAAGAGTTTTGAAATAAAGGGGATCCGAATCTTTCCTTTCAGGATAAAAATCAGTACGAGAAGCAATGCTATTCCGACAATTAAGAATATGATGAACCAACCGATGCTATGCAATCCGTCACCCCATCCTGCCTCGCGCTGTAGAGAAGCATTTTCTTTCTGAGTCTTCTTCTCTTCTTTGATTGCGGCACGTGCATTCTTGTCGCCCGCTTCGATTGAATCGGCGGCGGCACTAAGAAGTTTTCCGACTCGTTCGTCCCCCTTTTTAAGCTGTTCCTTAGCTTCCTCTCGAAGAACCTGCGGCATTCCCACAGAATCAGGTGTCTGGGCAACAACCGTAATACAAGAGTTCAATGGAATAAGAAAGAAAAGAATCGAAAGGAAATGATGAATTCGTTTCATTGGAATTCCTCCGCTCTCTCCATCCTTTCGCTCCCGGCCTTTGCATGCCCAAGTCCCGATCTTTCGAAAACACCTTTTACGATTTTATTATAGAGTAAGATCGTTGCAAGATAACAAACAAACAGGCGAATCGATTGATAGATCGCGAGCGTCCATCCTGGAAGGAGTTTGCAAATCTCTTCCTTAACAGAATCGAATGAAACGCAGTAAGTAAACACTTCGGGCATCGTAAGCCAGTAGAAAATGTTATACGGAATGGCGACCAACGTAGCTACGACAAAGACAACGAGTCTTTTGTTCTTTAGTAGAACCTGATGAGGAAGATTTCGAAACAACACTTGAGAAACGGTCAATACAAGACCCATGTAAAGCCCGTTGAGAAGGACTGTCGGAAGAAGTTCAGTAATAGATTCGATCATGTGGGAGCCTCCTTATAACAGTCCTTTTTCTTTTAAGAACTTTTCGGGATCGGTTTCTTTTTTCCAATCCTGAGCCTTTTCGTCCCAAGGCCAAACTTCGAAATGGAGATGAGCGCCTAAGCTGTATCCGTAGTTTCCGGATTTTCCGATCAGATCGCCTGCGCTAACTTTATCACCTTTCTTGACCCTGGGATCTGTATGCTTGAGTTTATAACGGTTTTTTGTATGTACACCGATCGCAAGAACGTACGGAGTCCAAGCGCGATCTTCTGGAACTTCACCCGATTTTACCAAATTGACCCACGTGTTTTTTTCCCAACGGAACTTAACCGGATATTTTCGATCTCTCCCAAGAACCGTTTCGATTACACAATCTTCGGGAGCGAAGACATCGTTATATCCACCAAGATCGATTCCCAAATGAAACTGCTTGGATTTCTTTCCGTCGATGTTTAGGTAACGATAACCATAAGGTGAAGTGATATGAGGATTCGAAACCGGTAAACGAAAGATCGGAATTCGTTGTACCGGAATATCCGAAATCGTATCGAAGGCTTCTTCTCTTGAAATTTTCTTCGTGTTATCGATTGCTACTAAAGATTTGTTCCAGTAATTTTGATTTGTTTGAATCGCCTTTAGGTTTAGGAATTTTCTTACAAGCGGGATAAGAAGATTGAGAATTTGTAAAATCATTTTGGAAGTCCTCCGTTCTGAAACTTTGAATGTATTTTTAGGAGGAGTTCTTTTTGTTCTTCGAATTTCTGGTCAAACTTGCTATCCAACTTTTCAATTCGAGTTTCAATTGTATCTAATCTCTTATCCGTCGTAGAAGCTGTTTGTCGAAGCAGTGCAATTTCCATTGTATGAGTTTTTTCTAATTCCATCATCCGATCGGAAATACGATCTGTTTTTGATCGCTCTTGGAATAAAAGATTTCTATACTCCTCTTTTGCTTCCTTAATTTTCGATTCCGTGTATTCTCGTTCTTCTTCACGAATTTTTAGAACCTGAGCCCTTACTTCTTTGCACTCGTCTTTAGTTTCCTTTACCTTCGATTCTGTGTATTCCCGTTCGTCTTCTCGAGCCTTCGAAATCTGAGCCTTCACCTCTTTGCGGGTTAGAAACCAAAGAAAAACTGATAACGTAGAAAGGAGAGGTAGATATTTAAGAATCTCTTCCATCCAGGATGGTATCTTAAATTTGATTGAAGAGGACAATTTCAGAAAAGATGGATGTCTGTTATGTCTTTTCTTTTTCCGCTTTCATCCTCTGTTCCAATTTTTCATAATACAATCTGATTCGTTTTGTTTTTAAAATGTCTGGAAGGTTTTCAAACTTGCCTGGACGCCAACCTTTCTGGAACATTCCTTCGCAGTGATTCATCCACAGATCTTCCGTCATTGCCATTCGGACTTCCTCTGTTTCTGGCGAATCAAATTTTCTTTTACAGTGCGGGCATTCGATTTTATGATCCATCTTAACTCTCGAAATTTAACTCAAGCTGTATTCTTGTTTCAGCCATTTGAATTTTACGTTTCGCTTTTTCGAAATATTCCTTATCCATTTCCATTCCGATAAAATCTCTTGCGAGTTCGACCGCCGCGATTCCCGTTGTTCCGTGTCCCATGCAGTTATCAAGAACCGTGTCTCCTGGATTAGAATAAGTTTTTATTAGGTAGCGAAGTAATCGAACTGGCTTTTGTGTTGGGTGCATACCGATTTCAGACTCGGAAGGAAAACACAAAACAGAATCTGGGAATCTTGATCCATCATCCAGATATTGATAATTTTCACTTTTCTCTCCGCGAATCGCAAAGACAGTTGATTGATTTCCGTTGCCGAGTGTCTTACCTTTTCTTTTGTAACGCTCATCGATTACATATTTGATTGGATTGTAAACAGGTTGTTTTCCATAGAAAACAAGTATGTTTTCGTGACTCTTATTCGGTCTCGATTTTGCGTTAAGGAAACCACTTGCTTTCGTCTTATACCAAATCAATTCATATCGGAATTTCTTTGGGTTGCTGTTGATTAGATAATTGGTGAAAGGCTGGCTTCCTGTAAGAATGATCGGAGTTCTCTCTTTGGAGATTCGTTCGTATTCCGGCCAGAGTTTTTCCATCGGGATAATTACGTCCCAGGAACAGTCTGTCGTTCCGTAAGGAAGATCGCAAAAGATAAGATCCACTGAAGCATCAGGGATCTTTGGAAGATGATTTAAACAGTCGCCATGATAAAGATGTGTTGCCATAAGGCTAAACAAAAGTGTAGCCCTTTTGGACAAAATCCAAATCTTTCGTGTGAGTCCGAAAAGTCTGTTAAGTCGATTTAAACTTATCATCGCGGGGCTTCTAACAATCGGATTAAATTTCTTGCGTATTCGAGTTACGATCGAGGCATTCGATCATAGCCATTGCAACCGCTGAAACTTGGATCAATTCTTTTCGGTACTCGGTATGATCATTCTTACCGTCATATTTGAAATGAGTTTCGAGCGCCGCCTTGTTCACTTCTCCGACTTCTTCACCAAGAATCATGCACCATTCCATAGGATTATGATTTTGCTCTCCCCATTTCTCATCTTGTCTCTCTCTTTCTTCAAGTATCTCTTGAATAATCTTCTCTTTCATCACGAATTCCTTATAAGCTGAATATTTTAAGAATAAAGACGGTTAAGAGTAATCCGAGTAAGGATCCAAAACCTGCTCCGGAAGCGTACGTTATACGATCTCGCAAAGTTCCGAACGCGATTTTTTGAACGTTCCACGTCCATACGAAAGAGATCAACCCTCCCACAAAAAAGACCGCAATGTATTTCTCTTTGCTTATGAGATAAGTATTGATCGCGACTAAGAATACTTGGACAAAGCCAGTGGCAAATAGATTGAATCGAGATTTCCAGATAAAAGAGGCGATGACCAAGGCAAGAATTCCAAACAGAGCCCAGCCGAATAAAGTTCCAATAGCCGTATACATCATTATCAATTCAAAATTTTCGAGATTACTCATATTACACTTTCCTAAATATACAAATTACTCTGACTCTATGGTTCGTCGAAATTGAAAGATATATCTTACCTTCAAGCGCCCATCTGTCTCCTGCGTATTGAGGGACAACTTGATCGAGCCAAACCAGATGTCCGCCAACTTCAAGAGACTTCCAGGCTTCCATAAGAACTTTTCCACGGTTTACCATTAAGAAACCGTAATGATCTGCGTCTTCTTCCGTATAAGGAGGATCAGCCAAAATCAAATCGAGCGAGTGGCCTACGATCGCGCGAATATAAGAAGAAAGAAGTTCTGCGTCCCCGACGATTTCAGGATTCAAATCCGGATTCTTATCCATGCGAAGATACTGACCTGGGGGTGTCTTTCCGCTGAACAAATGAAGGATCCTGGATTTGTCCGGGAACATAGGAAGAAGTCTTTTTAGATACTGTTCCGGATACGCTCCGTGGTAGTCGGAAGTGTTTCTGTAATTTTGACCGAGTTCCCATTCTCCGTACATCCTTTCTTTGAAGATATGTAGCGGCGCATAATTAGGAAAACACTCGTTATAAAGCCTTGCACGATCCTGAATTTTGAGAGATGTCGCTTCGGAAATCATGCCGTCTTCCTTGTTTCTGATTTGAAACTAGCTACGACGGTCGTCCTACAGCCGCCGGTATGATACGGCGGCATTTTGTTTCGCAGGTGCGCTGTGATTTCATCGCCCGACTTCGAGGCAATATCTAATTTTCTGATTTGCGCTTCCGTTGGATTTCGTCGATCTTTCCAGAAGTATTCTCTGGTTGGATCATCCGCGAGAAATTCCTGCACATAGTGCACACAAGTTTGAACCTCGATCGTTTTTCCGTTCATCAGCTTGCATATGTATGAAGTGCGCTCATCTAAGACCGCCACGATCTCCAGTCGTTTGATCCCGATTTGTTCCAATCTCAACGTACGTGAAAAATTCCTGGATCGTAGAATTTGTCCTCTTACGATATCGTTTAATTTGTCTCTAAGTTTCGCTTTCGGGTCTTCCTCCGGAACATATCCCTCTTTTTTCTTTCCCGGTTTTTCCTTCGGTGCCGGTCCAAGCAGTTCGTCTTGAAGCTTGCGGATTATTTCATCGGTCGAACCGGTTTCGACCGCCTCTCGGATTGCATTCTCGATTTTGTTTACGTCTTCCTTCTGATTGAATTGTTTACCGATATCGAACTTGTATCCTTTATCAAAGAAATCTAATATGTCTTTGTTTGCTTGGATTTTTGGAGGATCCGTTTTTGAATTCGGATTTTTCGCATCCTGCCCCGCATCCCAGGCTTTCGAAATTGTTTCTCTCCAAACTTTTACGGTCTCATCCGGAAATTTTTGCCCGAGCTCCTTTTCTAAAATATCCCAAATCGTATCGATCGCATCGGTTTTACTCATTCCTTTTTTTGAAATTTGATTTAGAGCTTCATTGACGCGATCTTCGTATGAAGAAAAAAAATGAGAAACGAATCCTTCTTCGATGGAAGCATAAACTTCTTTTTCTTGTTTTGTCCAAGCGCCAAGCTCCACAAGAGCGTCAAGGTCGCCGCAAACATGAGAGGTTTGTCCGAACTGTTTACTCATCAGGAGTTTTTTTTTACTCCCTGGTTCCACAGTTTCAGAGAAAGTAAAACCAGAACCAGATTGCGTTTCTAACTTTTCGGGATTGGACCACTTGTCTCGTCCTAATAACTTTGCGCCATCGTTGGGACTGATCGCTCCGCTCTTGACCATAGAAAGAATGAGTTGAAATTCTTGGTTTTTCACTTGTTCTTCGGTTAGTTTGGCCTGTGCGTCCGCGAGAGGATCTAAAGAGATGGATTTTTTCCAACTTGCGTCAATCGACTGAAAACGGTTTCCTTTTAGTAACTGATCGAACGTGATTGCTCGAATCAAAAGTTGAATGACTGGATAGGCAAAGTTTCCGAGCTTGAGGAGAAACAACTTACCAGCAATCTTTGCGTATGCTTCCGTTACTGAATAAGAACGGCCAAGGATAAACAGGTCCGTATCTGCTCCAGAAGAAATCTGTTCCTCAATATATCGAGAGATCGCTTCGAAGCCTCCGGTTTTGGACGCATCTGTTAAGGTGTGGTGATCGACTGTTGTATCGTCGTACGTAGCAAGAAAACCCGATTGAGAATTCTTTTCGAAGGATTGCTTCGCACCTTGTAAAAACTCTTTTTGTTGGTTTTCGTAAGTTTTTGCATCCGTTCCGGGTAGGAGTCGTGGCCTTTTGAATTTCGCAATGATGAATCCTAATAGACCCCATTTGTTCAAAGTCTTGTCGATATTCTCTTGAGTTTTGAATTGAGAATTGATCCATCGAATGGCGGAAAGAAATGGAGGAATCGCGTAGGGTGAATCTTCTTCTCTTTCGATCGCCTCATAGATATATTGCTCTTCGTTAAGCCGATTATATCCGAATTTTCCTTTTTCGTATGGAACAAAACGAACGATGTTGTCCGCGTCGATTTCCTTTTTGAATATGACTTTTTCAACGGGGATCAATCGAATTTCTGCCACCGAATCAAGATTTAAGGATGGAACGATCTCCGCAGATAAAGCGCCTGTCGTTATAACTTGCCTGAGAAGGTGATTCGTAATTCCGCGATGTTTTTTAAAGAATGCGTCGATGTCGGCTTGAATCGTCTTTTTACCATTTTCATCAGAGTTTATCTTCCATTCGATTCCGGAATTCCCGAGCGTAAGCGAGCGCTTTACAGATTGAGAAAGGTCCGGAAACGCGATTACAAGTTTTTTAATCAGAGGGATGGATTCCAATGGAAACGATGGATTCACGTCCTGAACAAAAAGCTCAACTTCTTGCCGAAAATCTTTCAGGTTCTTGGAGCCTGCGGCAAACTCCATTGCTGTAGACGTTCCGAAAAAATAATTGGCTAACCTTTCAAAAAAGTTCATTATGCAAAACCTCCATATCCAGAACCGCCGGACCCCGTTCCCGAAGTTTCATAAGCAATTCTTAATGAATTGAGAGCCATGCCATAGTGGTTGGGAACTTTCTTTTTAAAATGAAAAATTGCCTTTCCATTATCATCTTCTCCTTTCTCCCGAATTAACATCCGCAAATGTAACTTCAATTCTTCATAATCTGCTAACTCAGAAGTAGAAAGAAGATTCGGATTTGGAAATATGAACAAACCTTTCTTGATCGCGTCTACCGTGTCGTCGAGAGAGTCATCGCGATTCGTGTGAATAACATCGACTGTGTCCTGACCTGGGACATTCTCTTCTTTTTCTTGAAATTGTTTTTTGAAGTATTGAATTTTTATATTTTCTTGAAAACGAAGAGCCACGCGTAAAGCCCAGTTACGATTCGGCATTGCATCGATTACGCCTTGAAATACATTAAATTTTTGAATTGCTCCATTGTATCTCTCCTCTTCTAAGATGTGTCCTTTATACAAGCCGATGATCCGAATTCGACCATCAATAGTAGGTTCTCCAAAAATGCCGTGAACTGTATCTCCTTGGTCCGCTCCGTGATAAGTAAAATAAGGTGAATGATCCTTCAAACCTTGATCACCTTGATATTTTTCAATGTCGCTCAACTGGATAGGTTGTTCTTCTTCGGAACTATCCGGCCAACCAATCACGGAAATTGTAAGGTTTTTTCTTTTAGCGCTCGTTACTGCATTCGTTAATTTATTATAGATGAAGTAAGGAGTTTTTGGAGTGAAAAGCTGAGAACATTGATAACCACGACGATCTGATTTGGTTTTAGCAACATACTCTCCTTTTTGATTATTTAACTTTCTTCCGCAAGTTTTGTTTTCGCAAATATAGAAAACGTTCTTTGCATTTGGACTTCTTAGTGCTTCTTTATCATCGAATCCGAATATACTAAGCGGCTCTTTCAGCCATCGCTCTACTAAATTTGTCCAATGCCCGCAGGCAGGGCATTTTAAAAAACGGAATCGTTGGTCAGTGCGAATAAATTCGCCGTGAATTCCCATATTTAAAAAAGATGGTTGCGAACCCTTCATCATCCAATTCAGTTGTGATGCAAGAAGTCGATCTCCAACAAATTCGATATTTTCTTCGTCATGTTCGTCAACTTCATCGAGCATCACAATATCAAGGTCGATTGTTTTCGTTCCTCTTTTGGTCCAAGTTCCTCGACAAGCTAAGGTTGCATCTCCAATTTTTTTAAGTCTTGTGTTATCGACGTATGTCGCATCGATATCTGATTTCAAAATTGGACATTGAAAAGCAAGAAATGGGTCAACTCGATCTTGAACAAAATCCTTCATTGAAACGTCATCAGGAAAATAGATTCCAGCTTTCAAACTTGTTTTACGTATCTTTTTGATTATTCGAGCGAGAGCCCAAAGAGAATATCCGATTTGTCCCGGTTTGATAAACGTTATGTCCGGATGATCTTGTGATTCCCTACAAATATCTTTCCAGAAGGAATATCCCTCAAAACTGTAGGGAACAAGTCCGTTCACGCTTTTTATTAAGACTTCTTGAATAAGAAATTCTTCTAACGATCCTTCGGATCCATTTTTCGGATTTACGACAATATTATCCAGCTCTTGAAAGAACTGATCTTGAGCATTCGATTTCGGTTTAATTTTCGCCATCGGTTAGCTCCGGTAGGAATGCGATATCGATATCCTTCATCGTTGAAACTTCTCTTTTGATATTTGCGATGTACTGAGATAAAACTTCTGGGTTTGATTGAAAAAACTTATTCAATTTCGGAGTGCCTTTGATTGCTCGGTGAACACCGCGAGCGACTTCGACCGGCTCCACTCGTTCTTTCTCTTTTTCGAGCATGCGCTCGATGTCGTTCATCAATCCGCGAAAAGTATTGAGCGCTCCTTCGCCCGATTTGAACTCGACTTTTAAATTTCCTTGAGTATCAAAAATCTGATTCTTGATAGCTTTGAATGTGCGGACCGTATTCACGCGAAGAGTCGTAAGACTTATTTCTGCTTCTTTTAAGGCTTCATTTTTTGCATTTAAGAGGGTTTTCTCACGATCCTGTTCCGCGGTCGTTCCGGTTGTCTCATCGATTTCGGTAAGCCAGTTGCGGATCGTGTTCGAAGTGATCTTAGGATATTCAGGTTTTAGAGCGCTTGTAATCTGTTCCGGGTTGTAACCGGATATTACATAAAGATTATACGCTCTACGTTTTAATACTTTAGAGTAGGACACAGGGGGAACCGTATTCCTTTTCGTCGATTGTTTCCAAACAGAAATTGAAGTTTCCGTCCCCTATGTCCTTTCTTTTCACGCGGCCTCTGTATCTGTGTCAGCGGAGATTTCGTCTTCGAGTCGGGAGGGCTTGATATACAAACGTTCCTTTTCTTCGTTGAGTTCGACCCCAATTTTCTGATGAGCCGCAAGAGGATCCGCGATGATCGAATCTTTGTTCAACTCCAGTTTTGCACGAATGAAAACCTTGGAAAGCCTTGCGATCCATTCGTTGTATAACTGTAACAGACCATTTTCAGCGAGGATCTTCTCTAAGAGTTTTACCGAGGCTTTCGTTCTTACCGAAGCAGGTGTTTTCCGATAGCTGAGTGTTCCGGAAATGAGCTTACAGGTTTTCAGATTCGCATCGGGGAACAATTCTTCTCTATTCTTTTGCACGAAGTAAGCGATACCGGAAGTTACGTGATCGATTTTCGATTGGATCGGGTAGACGGCTTCTTCTAACTCAGAACGAATCTGAGACATCTTCTGATTCGCGTCATTTACAAGTCGTTCCTTTTCGAGCATCTGTTCGCCCATGTATTCCATCCCGGCTTCAAGCTCTGCACGACTTTTGTAGTCGTTGTTTGGAAGGTCCACGAGTGGACGCTTTTCTTCGGGCTTTTTAGTTTTTGCCATTCGAATCTTCTCCTTCCGATTTCGGAGTTACATCAACCGCCACACCTTTAGAGGTAGATTTTACGGTATCCGCCTTCGGGATTCGCTTTTTACGTACCGCCTTTTTCGGAGCCACCTTCTTCTTGGCCGTCTTCACGGCCTTCTTCACGGCCTTCTTCACGGCCTTCTTCTTTGTCTTCTTTTTTGCCACCATGATTATCCTCCTTTATTCAAAAATCATCATGTGTTTTCTGTGAAAATCGTACCGTCGTATTTGCGGGTCTTATTCCGGATACGATTTACAAGTTCGTTTTTTACAATTGCTTCTATCTCGGGAGAAACTTCTCCTTCTCCGCTGAGTGCGTTTTCGATCGTGGCCTTATCTAAATCTTTTTGATAACGCTCTTTGATCCCTGCTCGAAGTTGCTTCACGGAAATCTTTAAGCGGTCCATGATACGGAGATAGCCATCTGAAAGGAAATTTCTAACATGATTTTCCCGGATGATTGAGTCCCGCAAAACCTCGGGATATGCGAACGCGATTCCGAGAAGTGTATTTCGAACCGCTAAAGGAGTTCGAAATCGACAACCGCGTATGAGAAGTTCTTTCGTTTTCTCTCCCACCTTACCGCGCTCGAATTTGACTTTGAATCCTTCTTCCGCAATCTGTATGAGTTCCGAATGGTTGAGCTGACTCATAGGAGCTTGGATCGTTCGGTATCCGATTTCGGGGCTTGAAAGAATACTGGAAATCCGAGTCTCCGGTTTCATGAACATCAAGATCGAAAATAGGTGATCTTCTTGGTCGTGTGCGATTTCCCATACTTTTTTTAGATCACGAAGTCCTTCAACGCGAAGAGCCTGGGCTTCGTCAATGACCAAAACAACCTTTCTTCCGATGCTTCTCGCCCAGATCAAAAGTTCCCGGAGTTTAAAGTATTTCTCATTTAAGTTACCGGGAACACGTTCACCAGGACGTATCGATCGGATCATGTGCTTCATCACGAATGCAATCGAAAGGCCGCCTAACGCACTTTCCCACGCTGGACCTACATGAACGAGAATATACTTCTGTGGTTGGTTATCGAAGAATTCAAGAAGGTTGTTATAGAGATACGTCTTCCCCATTCCAACTTCTCCCGTAACGGCGAGCCAGGAATTGTTTTTCACGGCTCGGTAGGCTAACTTTGTGATCTTATCCGTGTTCCGAGTGTTTACGAAATCTGGTCGTTTGGTTAAAAGTGCGTTCAATTTCCTGACTCCTTACTTATGAAATATTCGCGGATCATCTCAACCAGATCGAGAACCTCTTGTGCGGGGATCAATCCGATCTTTCGTTTGCAGGATTTCAGGTTGTAGAGGACGATTTTGTCTATCTCTTCGTCCGGAATTTCCTCGCTGAATTCGAGTTCCTCAAGAAGCCAATCATACGCATCATCCACGGTGGAAAATTCTGTCGGAGGAGCGGGAGTATGCGTTTTCATATCCAGTTTTGGAATATTCAATTTTCCGTATGGGATTTCCGGTAGATCCGGAAGAACGTCTGAAAGGACGAGGGATTTTTCCACAGACTTGGCGCCTTTCAGTGCCTTTTTCCGGTTCTTTACCCGCTCGGTTTCACGAAATCCTTTTCGGCCACCGAGGTTTTCGTAAGATCCGGAAGTCCGCTCGATTGGACCTTGATCGTCCAGTAAGAGATGTCGCCCGTCGCTTGTGGTCGCAACGTAAGAACCGTCGGGTCGTTTGAAGATAGAGACTTTCTCCCCGCAGCGATCGATCGCCACTTCCTCTGCGGAATAACGAAGAAGATATTTCCGGGCTTCGATTGAAACGCAACCATACGCATCGACATCCCTAATGAGTTCGGAAACCATCGCATCTTTCAAGTTTTGTTTCGTGACCGCGCGGATCGGATTTTTCTGAACGGAAGAAAGCCACTTTGCATAACTTCCGATCTTATCGTTTCGGTGAATCTGGTAGCGGTAAAGGAGTTCGTTCAATTCGTCCAGGTCAGAAATCATTCCCTTTACGATTCGAACTTCACAGCTCCGTTTGATCGCTGAGATCCGAGATTCCACCGGACCTTTCGCTTTGGAGTGGCCTGGAAAGTGCGGGATCCGCTTGATTCCGAGTCGAAGAAAAAACGGATCCAAAGTTTTGAATGCCGTGTGACCGTCGGTATATAGTGTTTCCTGGAGTCCTTGCAAGGGAATATAATCGTCTTCTTTTGGAAGCACGGCTCTCGTAAAAAAATCTGCCCAATCGGTAGAATTCTCACCTCCATGTGTTGAATCGCTCCCGATCGCGCTCGGTGCATACGCGTACACATAGAAGGCTTTCGAATATACTTCAACCGCTACATAGATGTGGATTTTTCTTAGTTGAGAATCTTCTGATCCTTCGTAAATCCTCGTGATCCCCATTTCTAAATCGGGACGTACCGCGAGATATTTTTTCGAAGGATGGAGATAGACTGCATTGAGCGGAGAGGCGTCTATCATCCACGCACGATTCGCGTAAGGCTCTGCCCACGTTATGGAAGCTAAGGGGCTTTTTACTTGTCTACGAGCGAGCCCCTTTTCATTCAACCATCGACCGAGCTTGAATCGGTCCCAAACTCCGGGACGAACTTTTCCGAGTTTCTCCGCCTGTTCGATTGCGAACTCCATCGACTTTCCGTATTTCCGATTGAGCGCAAAGCCAACGGTCTTCGCGCTTTTTTCGGTACCGGTCTTCTTTTTCTGTTCGTGAAGAACCTCTCCGGCATACATGAGTTCTGAAAGAATGAAACCCTCTTTCTCTCGAAGATCCTGTTCCAGACTTCCGAGCCTTGATCCGGTTTTCTTACGTTCTACTTTCGAAACCGAAGCGATTGACTCTCCTTTTTCTAATCGTTTAAACGCGGCATATACTCTTGGTTTCGAAAGTCCCAAAATTCGAATCGCTTTTTGAATGACTTCCCCTCGTATCCGCGAACTTTTAATTACGGTTTTCGCGTAATTCCATTCGCGGTAGAGGGGTATCACCATCCCTAAGTCAAGGACTTTCATCCAAGATCCTCTGACATCGGAATCGGCAAACAGTCCGACCACGTTTCATGGATCGATTTGTAAATTCCGGAAAGTGAAGTTAGGAAGATGGAAACTACTTTACCGTTTTCTAAGCTGTGTTCGAGTTTCGAAAAATCCGAATCGTGTGCGGCGAGTATTACATCCGCTTGCGACTGAATCGAGTTCAGGGACTCCATTAGGATTCCTGAAAGTTCTTGTCGTTCCCGAAACGCCTTTCTTACTTCCGGAGAAATTCCGGTGTCTTTCGTCTGATCATCCACGATTTTGTGAAGTTCGTCCATCGAGGCTTTGTAACTCGCGGCTTCGTTTCTCGTGTTGGTGATTTGGTTTTCCAAATCTCCAATGCGCTTGTCTTTATCCGAAAGAATCTTCGAAAACTCTTTTTGATTTTTCGAAGTAAAACTCTTTTCGTAATCGGAAAGACTCATCGCTCTTCCGTCCGGAAATCGAACCTCACCATCTTCGAAAAGTGCGTTGTCTTCTCGCAACCCTTCAATGATTCGATGAAGAGCTTTGTCACTTTTCCCGCCTAAAGACTTTCGGTTGATTTCGGAAGAGAAGAGTTTGTTTACCGCGGGAAGCGCTTTCTCAATCTTCCACCACTCGAAGACCGTGTTCTCGTTTACGAACTGTTCCATCCCGGTGCATCCGGGAACCTCAAGAAACAGTTGCTCTTGGTTTACTTCGGCAAGCGCCACGAGAACCGTTTCTTGTCCGACTCGAATCATCTCCGTTCCGGCGCCGATCTGGCTCATCAGATAGTTGAGCCTTGCTCTTCTTTGCTCCGGTGTCACCAACGCAGTGGTTGAAGACTCCGCTGGAATCACCAACGCCATCGATTCTTCGGCTGTAGTCGTTGCCGAATTTTCTTCTTCTTGCCAAACCTTCGCAACGGAATCCGGCTTCGTTTTTTCCAAAGCCTTCTTCTTTGCGGGTAACGGTTTGGACGCCTTTGTGTCCTTCTTATTTTTCTTGGACATTCTTCTCCTCCAAAATCTTTGTTTCTACTTTGAGTTCGTTTAAGAATTCCTCATAGTCCGGAAGCAAACCTCGTTTCATGAGAAAAGTGAGCTTTGCCGCATCGGAGTCTATGGTTGTCTTGAGCATTTCCGTTTTATTTGGCAAACGCATGCCAATAAGAGACATTAGGATGGAGTGACGTGCGAGGAGGAATTCGGTGAATACCGACAATTTGGGTTTAATCATGACCTTCCTCCGCCAAGAAAAGATCGCAGAATCGAGTCCATAACGTTTTTCTTTTGTAGTGAAGCAAGGCTGGCTGTAAATACACATAGCTTTTCATGCGAGCATCCCCAGGAATTGTTTATGAATTTTAGTAAGCATTCCGTTTTTCTTATATTCTTCCGCTGGATCCAAATTCAAATAAGCTGGTCTCATTTTTGCTTCAATCGAAATCAAAAGCGCGAGTTCTTTTGAAGTATGCTTTTCTTTTTGAACATCAAGAAAACGATTCCAATAGGCTTTAAATTCCGTTTCCGAAAGTCCGGAATGAATGAGAGCCTTTCGAAATTTTAGCGGATACGTTTTCACCTTATTTCTTTTCCTGCTGAATTCTTTCTTCTGCGAGTTCCTCGTTTTGCCATTCAGCAAAGTCCGCGATGTTATCTCGATTCTCTATGTATGCTTGGAGAATCGCGGATCTTCCGAGTGCCAAATCGGCGAGTCGTTTCCATTTCTCTGTCGAATCCGCTTCTTTTCCGAGTTCACGTAAGACTTTGCTTGAGTATTTTTCGTAAAGCGCCTGACGTAAAAAGGCGATTCGTTGAACTGTTTTCATTTTACTACCTTCAGTTCAGCAGAGATTATTTTCTTGATTTTCAATTTTTGCTCTGTTTCCTGAGTAGGATGGACATTCAGAATATTAGAGAGCAGATGGATAAAGAATCCCTGGAACCGCATTTGAAGACAAAAACCGCGCTTCAAAAGATCATTGGTGATCGTCACCAATTCACCCTTCCTTCGTTTCAGAACCTCCTGAACGAAGTCATAAAGCTGGATACCGATGAGTCTCAGAATAAAGTCTATGCAGGAATTTTTTATGTACAAAACTCCAATGCGGATCTGATCTCTGGATTCAAGGATTATGCAGTTTCGATTCAAGTGGCGATAGATGGTCGCGACATGATTGCCGACAAGCTGGTTCACTCTACGGCCTCCGGATTTATAGTCGCCGGATTTGATGGAAAAAATTCTTTCGGTGCCTCTCCTTTGAATTCTCTCGAAGCCGTATTGTTTGCTTCTATCTGGCAGGCCGATGTATTTGCCCAAAGATCCGATTTTAAAGATTTATAAAAACGCCAAGTTGCCTTTATCCTATCCTTGTAGGATTGAATAAAAAATGAGATCGTTTCCCTGTGGCAGATAATGTTTTTTTCATAATAGGATTTGGTGATTTTTTGTGCTTGTATGGTCACCCTTACCCCAGGTGCAATTTGATTTATACTGCTCGTCTTTTGATCCCTGTTATTCGTAGTTCGCTCTGCTGTCTTCATTTAACTCTCCTCAAGTGAGCATGTTTTGTTTGTTTGCTCAATGCATCCTTTACGAATCGTTCTTCTCTTTGTGAAGCTATTGCCGCGAATGCGTCCGCTCCATATACCCTTCCGTTTTCGTACGCATCGTCTCCGGCTCTGGTTGCTTTGAGGTGTTTGTAGCCTTCGACAAAACCCGTTAGAAAAGAAATCTGGTCTTGCCTTGATTCGTATCGTTGAGAAAGGTCTTCTGCTTTTTTTAAAATCCGGTCGTTCAAGTTGCGACCTCCATATATTAGGTTTATAAAATTTGCACGTTCACAAAGTAGCTCGTATTCAAGTTCCGATTGTTTGCGCTTAACAATTTTGTGTTTGATCATTTCTTTAACGATTGGCTTCATGTTTCACCTTCTTCAAAAGTTCCTTTCTTTCTTTTGGAGTTCCCCATGCATTCATCCGAATTTGCTCACCTTGTTCGGTTAGAAACTTGAAGTCGTATGCAAGAATATCGAACTTCCCATTTTTTGTTTCGATGAACAACTCGCGATTCCCGTCATCTTCGATTTCATATACGAGTCGAAGTCTCATGCGATCTCCTTTGCTTTTATGTTTTCACGCCCTTCGAACAATTCGCATGTTTCATTGAGAAGAGCGTAGTTCTTAAATCTCTCTGATTCTGAGTTATGGCAATAACCGTCCCAAGGCTCCTCCCAATCAGGTTCAAAAAAATTGCAGTTAGCGCATCTTTTCATGCGGCGAACCTCGGAGCGAAAGCGGATTTATAGATTGGATAAACGAGGTCGTATTGAGACTTGCGAAATTCTTCCCAAGTCGTCACGAGCCCTTTATACGTTGTGCGGTATTCGAAACGTTTGAGGACCATCCATTCGAAGGCCTCTTCAAATGTAACAGGGTTTCCTAATATTTCTCTTTCTTTGTGTTCCTTGTACGCTTCACGTGCGTCTGCGACGGAGATTTCCCATTCGGTCAGAAGTATTTCGTTTACGCGGGCGGATGTACGAGTGCCTCGAATGCATTTTGAAATCGTAGTTCTACCAATTGAATGCTTGAAAGCAATTTCAGAAGTGGTTTTACCTGGCTTTGCAATCAGCTGGAGTTTTAATACCGGAAATTGACGACCGCTTCGTTTATTAAACATGAGAAACCTCCCCAGAATGGAGGAGTCCTTCTTTTTCTAAAAGTGCTCGTATATTATGTCCTGGAGCAATCCCACTGAGTACTTGAGTTACGTAGCCGTAATTTAAGTTATGGATACGGGTCCATTCGGCGACGCTTCCGTATCGGTACCTAATCTCAGTTTTGATCTTTTGCCGGATTTCTTTGGGAATGAACCGCAATTCTGAATATAGAGAAGAGTCAGAATTTTCAAATATTGCCGAATCGTTTTTGTTCATGATTGACCGTTGCCTATACCGAAATAATATCTAATTAACTATTAGCAACATTTTTAGCTAATAGTTAAAAATGTCAAATCAAAAATTTTGCTGTTGGCTAAAAAATTAAGCCACATTTAAGCGATGAATGTGGCTTGGAGGCAATTTGGGTGACCGAATCTCACTACTGATTGAAACACTAGGAATATCGAAGAAAGAATTTAGTGTAAAAGCTGAAATATCCCAGGCATTCTTAAGTCAGTTGATCAGCGGACAGAGGGCACTTTCTATAGAAACACTGAGCAAAATATCTCAATTGTTCAGAGTAAACGTTCACTGGCTTATAACTGGAGAAGGTGAAATGTTCCAACCAAGTCCAGAAGAGCTTCGAAAAGGTATTACTTCGATGGAAGATTTGCGCCAGTTGCATTTCAGGATGCAAGCCCGGCCAATATTGAAAGATGTCATTCAAAGCGTTAATGAATTGGATAAGATCGATCCCGGAGGATTAGAAATCATCAGGGATATGATCCATAAACTTTTGAGTAACAAAAAGACATAATAATTCAATTGCTATACTTCTTCTATATTTTTCGTAAGTATATTCCTTTGATAATCCGTAATAAAATCTATCTAAACAACCCTCAATTAATGCAATGTCATTCTGATTCCATTCTTTAGTATCCAACATGATTTTTGTTTCCTTATTATCTGTGTAGTATTAAGAGGTCCCCCGACAAAAATCAAAGCTAAATTTTGTAAAAATATTGCATTTCTTGCGAGTTATGTGGCATTGGGACCTATTTTCCAGGTCAACATTTCTCATGAATGTTGACCTGGAAGGAAATCGATACGAAAAGATAGAGAATGTGACCACAGAAATTAGGACTGAATCAGGTAACCAATTTAAAGCAATGGTTACCTATATCAAAGTAAGATCTAAATAGGCTAACTTTTTTATTGAATGTTAGCCTTTACTACCAACTAAAAAATATTAGGTAACATTTATCTGATAAATGTTACCTGGAGGAAGTAAATGTTCGAAAAAAGTAGGTCAGCTCTAATTCAAGTAATTCTAATATTATTTGGGTTCCTTTGTATAATCTCTCTCCAAAGCGAGAACTTGCAACCCTACACATTAGAGATACCTTGTCAGGAGTTTGGGAATTATACCAATCTGGAAGAAATTGAAAAGGCGAAAGTAAAGAACGATTCTACTAAAATCTTAGTAAAGACAAGCAATGGTAGCATCAAAGTTCCAATTGGTTATGTGAATGATGCGAAAGAGATTACGGACAAAAATAGTTTTCGCATTTTTATAAAGACTTATGAATCAATTTGTGGTAAAGGTTCAAAGCCCGCAATTTACAACTCTATCCAATTTGTAGCCAGTGGAGTTTTAGCGAATTGCATTAAAAAGTTTGAAAAGACGTTCCAAACTATACAAGCAAGATCACATGCCGTAAACATTTGTCATGATACGCTAAATGCAACTTTAAATAATTCAATACCATTGAAACCGTTAGATCCACGTTGTCCAGATTTCGGAACCCTTGCCCTTAAAAAAGAAGAGTTAGATAATGTTAGATTGAATGAACCTTTTCCTGTTCCAAGGATATGGGTTCGAGCCCATAACGGCGAAAATATAGCCGTTCAGGAAAATCTGATTACCAATGTGTTCGCGGTTTCTAATGATGAAGAATTGCTTTTCTTTCTTGTGAATTACTCAATGACTTGCGGCAGAAAAGTGCCTCCATTTTTCGAAAGCATTCCTTACGTTGAATCTCAATCATTTAAATTTTGCGTATGGAAGCTCAAGACAATGAATAATGATTCGCGAGCAGAAAGCAAATGTCATGAAAAATATAATAAGTAAGCTATTTCCCCAGAATCGCAATTAAGCCCTGAATCAATCCTGACGCCTGTTTTCGAGTCAAGAGATCAAAGGGCTTTTTGTATTGCCGCATCGAAAAGTCGTTAAGATCAACCTTGTAAATTCCCTTCTCATTGATTGAGGTGCAGAGTTTTCTCGCCGTTTCAAATTGAGAGTAACTTCTTTTCTGAAGTTTTCTTTTGAGCGCAGACAGAGGATCCTGCGGTTTCTGTTTACTAACCGCACGACATTCCGTTTCTAAAAGATTGATAATTTTATGCGCTTGTTTAGGGTTCAGTGTAGAAATGGATTTCGATCCTGTTGCACCTAATACGATTTCGTAAACTTTCGATTCAGATATGCCTGCTTCTCTTGCAGTTGCCCAGAGTTTCTTCAACTGGTCCGAATTGATTTTAGGCTCCGCTATCATCCTGTAAGTCCCTTAAAGAATCTTACGTCTCTTTTTTCTGATTGACAAGAATATTTTTTTATATTAGGAAACTCTTATCTATGAACGCACTCACAACAAAAACACATCGAATCAAACTTTCATCTCATATCAGAAAGCTATTTTACTCGCCAAAGGAATTCGGTAGAATCTTAGGAAAGAGCGAAAAGACGATACTACGTTGGGATGAGCGAGGGAATTTTCCTTTTCCAAGATATGATTTCGGAGAACGAAGTTCAGGTTGGCTTATATCCGATGTCGAGAAATGGGTCAATTCACGAGCAAGTAAAAAAGATAAGACATAGCGGACATTCAAGACCCACGTTATACTAAACCTCTTTCTATTCAAAATACATAGGCTATTCTTGCCATGTGCCAAAAGCAAATTTAAAATTCGATTCAAACGGAACTCTTAGGTTATCGAACGGACTTCTTCTCCATAACTCTGGCGTTGCGCGGGGAGAATTCCGTTCTCTCCACGCCGACTTTTTTCAAACAGGGACTCCGATAAATACGGGTGATACAACCGCACTCGTAGAGAATGAAGAATTCGCAGAATTCAATTTCAGAATGTTATCCGCAGTTTTAATAGAGGGATGGTGGTGTGATTTTAGAAACCCTGCAATTTTAGAAGAAGCTGTAGGACATTTTGCAACTAAAATCTACACTGATCATCAAAGAACCGTTCGTAACTCGATCGGAATTACACGAAATCCTGTATTCACAAATCGTAATAATATCCCTGGTGTTGATGCCGTTTTTCGGATTTATAAAGAATTTGCCTCTGATGTCATAGCGCGTCTGAAAACGAAACCGGCATTGATCGACGCGAACTCCGTCGGCATTTCTTTCACCTACGAAAAATCACATCCGCAACTCGATAACTTTTACGGTCGTTTGGGCGAAATCGTCGAAGGTGAATACGTCCGACTCATCCCGATCAAAATTCTATCCGTTCCGGAAACAAGTCTCGTTGCCGTACCCGCGGATAATACTGCGAGAAAATTCGCAGCGTTAGATTTTCCGCAAAGCAATCTTACAAACAATCAGGAGGATAAGATGAAAATCAAACGCACTATTTTGTCACTTCTGGGGGTTGATTCCCAAAAATTCGGTCTGTCCTCTGGGGAGGGCGAATCCGTGGAATTGCCGTCGGAAAAAATGGAATCCGTGCTGGAAGAAGCGGGGAAAACCATTGCAAAACTGCAAGATCAAGCGCGTCAAAGCGCTGTCTTGCAAAACAACTTAAACCAGTTTGCAAAACTTTTCGGAAGCGAAGTTTTTCCGGAAGGAATCGACTTCGCATCTAAAGTTACCGAACTCCAAAGCCTTTTGGAAGAACCGAAAAAACTACTCACCGCGGAACGAGAAAAAGCTGTCTCCGCATATCGAGTTTTTACGAAAAACCAACCTGACTCTGCGATCGAAACCTTAATCCAAGCTGCAAATCTCGAGCAGGCTAAGGCGTTTTCAAAACATTACGGCGCTTCATTAGAAAATTCGCATCCGCTCAAATGTGAAGACTGCGGTTCGAATAAGGTGTCTCGTGCATCCGGAAGTTTAAGCGATCCGCAAGGCGGAGCGGCTTTCCAAAAGAAAAATCCTAACAGTTTCAAACTGAGCAAAAAGTAAAAGGAGAAACGAACATGTCTTTAGATGAAGCGTTTGGAGTCGGTTATCGTGGGATCATAGATCCTAAGACGATCACTGTAAAACACCAATCCCTAACGAAAGCGGACGAAGGTAAACCAGCTAAGTTTTCCGCAAACATGGAAGTCGTCCTCTGTGCTGATGGAGATTCTCCGGTTGGACAAGTTGTAATTGTAGACGAAAGAGAAAAACTTCTCGGACTCAAAGTCTTCGGAGTTTTCGAGTATGAATACTCCGGTTCCAATCCTGCTCCTGGCTATCTGAACATCCAAGGAGACGGGGCCGGAAAAATTAAAACCGCTTCCACCGGAACCCGAGTTCTCGTTATCTCCGTCGATACCGGAACGAAAAAAATGGCCTGCATCATTTAAGGAGAAAAGAAAGTGCCACACGTAAAATTAGACAACGGGCTTGTTCGTCTCGACTTACAAGCCGAAGCATATTCCGACGCAAAACACGAAGGATTGACCATGACTGAATTCATGGAGAAAGAGGAATCGAAAGCCGGATATGATCCGGAAACACCTGTCGGTCAAAAACTTTCTGCATTCGAGCGCCAACTCATGGCGAATAACATTCCGATCGGAGAGGCCTCATTTTCCGTAGATGACTTCATCAAGTCATCTACTCAATCGAAGTATCTCTTTCCTGAGTTCGTAAATCAAAACATTTACATCGGAATGAATATGGGACAACTTCAGGTGAAGTTGGAAGATACTCATTCCGTAAAAACGAAAATCAGTCAAGGTGCGGCAAAATCAACCACGCTGGATGTGGAAGGCTCCGATCTTACTGCAAAGAAAAAAGCAAAGGAAAGCGGGAGCGGATATCCGCGCGCTACGATCAAAACATCAGACAAGGCCATCGAGACAACTCCTGTAGGATTAGAGATCGATTTCACTTACAAAGCATTACAAAAAATGCAGATTCTAAAGGTCCAGAATATCTTTCAAGTATTCGGTTGGAATCTTTCTCAACAAATAACGAAGCAAGCTCTTAACGTTATTAAAAGTGGAGACGGAAATCCAGGAACAGAGGCAAAAGCTACACAAACCCAAGTGAACGTTTGGAAATACTCCGACGTTGTAAGTCTACTTCTTTCAGCGGACAAAGGAGTGGAGTTTACACATGCCGTAGTCTCCAAAAATTTTTTGGAGAAAATGCTCACAGACGAAACAAACTTCAAGCAGTTCCAGTCGATGAACCTTTTGGAAGGTTATATGAAAACAGGACAGGTTTCTAACTTCTTCGGTGTAAATTGGAAGACTCATCCAGATATGGAAGATGACGCAATCATCACTTGGAACAAGGACGTAACCTTAGAACTCTACGAAGATTCCGCAGGACAGCTTGTAGAAAGCGATCGCTTCATTAGAGAGCAAATCGAAGGAACTGTAATCAGTTACGATTTCGCATTTGCGAAGCTCTTTTCCGCAAGCTGTCACTACAAAACGAAAAAACCGTAACCGGAACTTTAATCGTATGTTAAACGAAGTCGCAAACCTCAAAAAACAACTCAGAATCCAGGCGGAAAGCCTGGATCTTTCTGATGAAAGAGACGGAGATTCCCCGTCACCGTATGAGGATTATCTTGAGTCTGCGGCAATGCTTGCGCGAGTAAGGATGTTTTATTGGGGAGTTACAATACCAGACACAGGTCCGTATTCAGCAAACCTTCTTGTGGCGGAAGTCCTTCTGATCAAAGCTGAGATCGTTGAAGAATTTGGATTCAACGATGGAACTGATCCTGAAGAAGTTTCTACGGGAGGCGGTGAAGGAACCAAAGTCAAACGTTCTCGAATGAGTGCGGAAGATCGCGGTGAAATCGTAGAAGGATTTCGTAATAAAGCCTACTTTCTTCTTTTCGGAAAACAGCCTTCCGAATCTCCGGGGGTTGCATGAGTGCAAAGGCTTTGTTAAACCGAGCATTCAAAAAAGGATCACAGGCTAAAGTCAAGATCCTAACTCCAACGGTTCTACCTGGATCTTCCGGAATGAATGCCGCGAAAAAAATGATCTACAAACCGGGGAAAAGTATTTCTTGCGTTTGGATTTGGAAAGACGCGGCTAACGATAACGAAGTTGGAGCAAGACAAGAATACCGTGCCGTTTGCCAAATACATCCGAAAGATTTGGGCGCGGAAATTCTTTCTCCAGATTGCCGGATCGAGAAGGAAGGTTCCGAAGGAGAGTGGCTCATTGATACGATCCATCCAGCTCAAGAACTGGACGGATTCTCTTTGATTCGCGTAGAGGTTCGTAAACCGAAAGCGGGAGGAAATAAAGTATGAGTAAGTCGAGCTTTCTTTCCGTAACCGATAGCTTTGGTCCATCCTTGCAAAACGCAATTTCCGAAGGTCGAGACAAACTGACGAACGTACAAGACAAGAACGCCGCACTTGTGCAGGCGAATATTATCAAAGGTGTTCGTTCGCAAAAATACAAATCGAATTGGCCGGAGTTATCCGAAGCAACCAAGGCAAGAAAACAAAAGAACGGAAAGTCCCCTTTGACTCTTGTCGAAGACGGAGAATATTCCGCTTCGTTTGAAATTACAAAAGAAGGAGATTCCCGCGCAATTGGAACAAACTCAAAACAGGCCCGCGCGATGGAACGCGGATTCGAAGCAAAAGGAATTCCGGCAAGGCCGCACGTCGGACCTGCGTATGAGGAATCCAAAAAGGTGATCATAGAGAATGTTCGAAATGTGATGAAGGAGATTTTCAAAAAATGAGAAAATCTCACATCGACTACCTTCGCGAGATGGTAACGAACATCCAGATCGAAGAAACGGTTTTATTCCCTCCGGAAAAATTCTTCGAATACCAACCTCCTTTGGATCAGATTGAGGAGCAGATTCCTTGCGCGATTGTTCGCTTTTCGGAACCGACGAATGTTCTCGGAAGGAAAATCAAAATTCAGTTAGAGAAGATCATTCGAGGGAATTCCGTTTTTATCAAGTATGCAGTAAGACAAGTGAAGCAGGACTTCAAATACACGATCGATTTTTGGATGAACGATCCCCAAATCGATGTAGGAAGCACGATTGCAAATCGTGGGATCCTGGATCAGTGTCTCCTTTTCGTAAGTCAACGGAAGTGGTTTAAAACGGAAGAACAGATCCCGGTCCGAGTCCGGCTCGGAAAAACGAACGTTGTGGACGATCCGGCAAAAGAGACGGGAAATTATAAACTCTATCTGGAAGTTATTTTCAACGACGGTTTGTATACGATCGAAGAGGAAGAGACGTTAGCCGGAACAGAACTTGAGGCCGCAGAGCCAATCATTGAAGGAGTGTAAGATGGATAGATACCAAGCGGTAACTACGATAAACAAGGTCAGGATTCCGGATAACGCGATTCTTAAAAAAGAAATCGTGTCCACGAACCGGACATACGATTGCGGTGAAGTTCTTGAGAACTACTCGATCAAGTTGTCGCAAACATCCGGACCGAAAAGCGTTCCGATGGAAGAACTCACGGACGTAAATCTAATTCACCTGGAAGGTGTTTGGGATGAAACGAATTCTACGTACGGGGTAAAAGAAGGAGATCCCGCAACCTTCGAATTTGAATTCAACGGATCCGGCCTTTGGATCGGAGCGAAAGAATTCAAACTCTGCGGGGTTCAAGACTTAACCGGAATCGAAGTTCGTTGTCCGGATCCGAACGGTCTTCGAATGAAAATCAAAGTTTTTGTAGGCGCAAAAGGAGAGTAAAAAATGGCCGTAGGTTCAGTTTCAACCACACACGTTTCCGGTGGACTCGGAAACAGTTTCCCGTACGAAGACAAAGTTCACGCGAAAATCGGAGAGGCCGAAGGATACGACCCAAACATTCCGATCCTGATCTCTTCCTACCAACAAGGCAAAGACGTTTTTAAGCAAGGTGAGTTAGTCGATGCCTTGAAACAACACTTCGAAGAATTCGACGAAACCTTGGGAGAAGTTCCCGTTCCGGTTCTTTGCATTCGACCGGCAAATGATCAGACCGGTTCGGTGGATCCGGTGATTCCCGGACCCGGAAATACCGGAACTGCTCCGACCCCAACTGTTGCGGGAACACCGACCGGAAACCGTTCCGTCGTGATTCGAGTTTCTAAGGCGGGAGCGCTTGGAACTGCCGAATATCGCAAAAGCGAAAACGGCGGGGAAACCTTCGGTCCTCCGATTGTTACACCCGGTTCTGGAGTGATCGCTCTCTCCGCCGGAATCACAGCGACCTTTCAAAACGGTACGACACCAGTTGAAACGTTTCATGCAGGAGATACATTTCGCTTTAACATCAAAGGCCCCGGCCCCTCCGAACAAAGCCGACTGCTTGCGATTCAAGCGTTGAAAACCGTAGACCAAGGGAACACACCTTTTTGCTGGCTTCATCACCTCGGCGGCGTTAGTCGCTCTTTCGCCACTTCTGTTTCCGTTCTTTTAGAAGAGATGAGAACTCAGAACCTGTTTCGAATCTTCGCCGTTTTGGAAACGGATAGAAAGACGGATGCTGAATCGATCGAATCGTATTTCCTTCGGATCCAAGACGAATGGGACTCATTCGAAAACGAAAGAGTTTGTGTCGTCGGAGCGGAAGGGAACTACATTCCGGGAGGGATCGAAAGTCAAGGCGGTTGGAATGCGTCTCTTGAACTCGCCGGAACGATCGGAGTATGGAGAAATGCCGCGACCTTTCTTTGTGCCAGACTCGCTGCACACCGAGTCAATGTAAGCGCCGCTTGGGTTGCAAAAAACAAATCCAGAACCTTTATCGGAATCCGTTACTGGAATGAAGGATACAAAGGATACCAGACTGCTTTCGATGATCTGGGTCTAACCATTCTTCAAATCTATCCCGACTACCAAGGTGTTTTTATCGCAAGCGACAATCTCATGGCCGGTCCTACTTCTGATTTCCAGAATATTCCGGAGCTTCGCCGTGCGAATAAAATGCACCGAATTGTTTACCGCGAATCTCTTCCGTTTTTGAAATCGGATACGGAAACCAATTCCGGATCCGGTGGACTTGATCTGCTCAAAGCAACGATTGACGCCAAGGTTTCTTCCGAAATGGAAAGAGCCGGAGAAGCGGAACTTTCGGGACACGAAATCAAACTCCAGCCGATCAAGACGATCAATGGACGTAAGATTCTTCCCGCAACCTTAAAGATGTTTATCAAGAACCGAATCGATGCGATCCAGTGGTCCACCGAATTCGCGTTGGCGTAAGTAAAGGAGGAAACCGATGCCAAACCCAGGAGACATTTTACCGCAGAGTCTAAGTTTCGAAAACTTTACCCTCAATATGTTGGGTAGAGAACTCATAAAGTTTTCGAAATTCAGTTTGGACTACGAAGCAGATATCGCTTTCAAACTTGGAAAGGGCGGGGAACCCGTAAGCTGGTCCGTAAAGAGTTACAAGCGTCAGGCGAAAGCCACGATCGAACTCGACGAGTTAAAATACATGATCCAAGCCGCACTTCCATTCGGAGGGGATCTGTTGAAACTTCCACCGTCTCCGCTTACCGCAAGATGTGAAGTCGAAGGCGGAACACTTCTTTTGATCGTTCCAGCGGTGAAGATCATCAAGTTTTCCCTGCCGTTTGAATCAGGCGCGGATGTCGCAGAAACGGATCTCGATCTCGCTGTGACGAGCTATCCGATCATTACATTTACCTAATATATTTTTAAGGAGAAGAAAAAATGGAATTGCAAGGTTCTCAACAACATAGCGACTATCAACAAGCGATCGCCAGCCTACCAAAAGAATACGTTCCGATCGAAGAGGATTTCTTAAGTCGTCACGAAGTAGAGATCGCGGCGATCAAAGAATTTTTGGAAAACAAAGGCGGCCTCCACATGCTCAGCGTAGATGAGTATTCGATCCTTTGTCGGGTTCCTTCCAAGGACATGTTGGCAAAAGTTTCAGAGCGATCCAAAAAACTCGATCCGATCGAAGCCGATATCGACTTCGTGTCACGTTGTTTGATTTATCCTTCCGCGGATACCTTTCGTGGTTGGATTGACAAAGGCGCTCCCGGACTTGCGTCCTCGATGGCTCGGAAGATTTTCGATCTATCTAAATTGAATCGGGAGGCAGTTGCAAAAAAGCTGTAGAGGATCGCGGAGTAGAAATTGTTTCGGGTGGAGCGTGGCTTGAGAATTTGATGCGGCTCTATATGCCCGAAACACCGATTCCGGATCCGTATGACGCGGAAGAAATCGGAAAACGAAGCAGAGATCTGAGATGGATAGAGGAAAGACTTATCGACGTGATCGCAGTTGGAGTCGCGAAAGGGATTGCGAAAGCATTCGGTAAGGGATAATCTTGTTTACAAAGAATTTTTAATTTAGGATATAGGAATATACATGGCGAAAGATTGGAAAGGTTTTGATCCAAAAAATCCCACAGCGAGCGATTTAATTCCGTTTGCTGGAGCGATTTATGGGTTTTGCTTTTTTTGGTCTTTTTTTCCGTTGCTGGGGATTCTTCCGGCGTTAGTCGTTATCCCTTTTAACAAAAACAAATTCCTTAAATACTCTCCCTTAACTATTAACCTTTGTATGTCCACGATCTATCTGCTTTTCAAGTAGGTAACAAATGGATACATTCGAACTTGGTGTTGTTTTAACACTCAAAGACTACGTTTCGGGGCGCCTTGGAGAAATCGAAGGACGCTGGAAAAATCTTCGCAAGTCGATGGATAGCACAAGCGCGTCCGCTCAACTTTTCGATCGTTCGATGGGAATGATCCAAGCCGGGCAGAGAATGCTAGAGTTTGGATCTACTGGACTTTACATGTCCAAATCTCTGATAGAAGCCGGACTCGAAGCGGGTAAACTTGAGAAAAATATCGAGTCTCTTGGAGTGTCGAAAGAGGAAGTTTCCAAAATTTCTTCTGAAGTGCGCGGAATGACCGGAGACATGGGAACCGCGCAAGAAACTTTCCTCTCCGGTATTTACGATATCAAATCTGCAATTTCCAGTTTGAATCCTGCGGAACTTTCCAGCGTCGCAGGTGCTTTAGGTAAAGCCGCTCTTGCAACGAAAGGAGATTTCGCGGGTCTTGCGGATTTGTTCGGAACCACACACGCACAGTTCAAAAAAATGTATAACGAATCGGACGCCGCTTTTGCATTACGTTTTGCGAATACACTTTCTCTTTCCGTTCAAAAATTTAAAACGGACGGCGCCAAGATGCAGGCCGCAATGCAAGGCTTGGGAGCTACGGCGGCGGGAATGGGTGTTAAACTTGAAGAGCAAATGGCCGTTTTAGGTATGCTTCAAAATACGATGCTTCCCGGTGTCGCAGGAACGAGTTATCGCGCTTTCTTGAGTTCGGTTGGTGAAGGATTTCAGAAGCTTGGGCTAAGCGCAAAGAACGCACAAGGTCAAATCAAATCCATGCCCGAACTTTTGGAGGAAATGAATAAAAAATACCAGAACTCCTTTGTAGTCGATCAGGCCACCGGCAACAAGGTTTTAAAACTCGATGCGCGAAATGAAATTAAAAAAGCGTTAGGTTCGGAAGAGGCAGTGGCCGCGCTTGAAAACTTACTTCCAAAAATGGGAGAGTTGAAAACTTCAATTTCGGAAATCAAAGACGCGAATTTAAGTGGTACCGCAGAAGCCTTAAACAAAATGGCTTCAATCAATCAGGACAACCTGTCTTCTCAATTGGATCGCTCCGCCGAAGCTTGGAAGAGTTTAAAAACAAGTCTGAGTCAAGATGTTTCTTCGGGTCCGATTCTTGCCATCGTAAAAGGATTTGGAGACATGCTTTCCGGGATGACAAAATTCTTAGACCAAAGTCCTGGACTGAGGAAATTTATTTCCTATCTCGTTATCGGTGGATCAGTTGCGTTATTCTTAGGTGGTGCATTTCTTACGCTCGTTGGCGTTGTTGGAATGTATACGGCAATCACAAGTTCGGCAGCGGCAATAAAGATTTTCGACACGATTGCAACTATGAAGAATTGGGCCGCGAAAGTTGTAAATAGAACAGCGACGATTGCTTTGGCAGTCGCAGAATACGTGTTAATCGGTATCGTTGGCGGGGCCATATATGCCTGGAAAGGGCTTACGTTTTTGTACGGAGTGATGACTAACCGAACCAAAGCCCTGGCTGCGTGGCAAACGATTCAAACAGGTGTTACAACCGGACTTACTTGGGCCTCTAATGCTCTCAACGTTTCCCTATGGTCGAATCCGATTGGATTGGCAGTCGCAGGAATTCTGCTCGCGGTTGGTATAGTCGCCGCCGCAGTTTATTACTGGGACGAATGGACTTCGGTTGTTTCAAATGCTTGGAATGAACACAAGAACTTGATCTCTGCACTTTTGCTTTTAACCGGACCGATCGGCTGGACGATTGCGGCCTTGGTGAAAATCAAAGACAATTGGGCCGCGATCACCGGATGGATCGACAAAGCCGTGGCCGCTGTGAAAGACTTTTTCGGAGCGGGTGGAAGTGAAGTTGCTGTAGGTGCTACCCAGGACACTGTGAAAGTTGCAAGTCCCGAACAAACAAATCCATCCGCTACGAAATCAATCTTTGATTCAATGGGCATGGGAAGCGTTGAAAAAATGTTGACTCAAACGGGCGGGGCTAAACTCGATTTAAGCAATCAAGCCCAGTATGCAAAAGCATTAGAACTTCCTAAATTTGATGATGTAAACGGTCTTGCAAATAGCCCGTTGAAAGGTTTTCCGGGCGGAGGCGGAAGTCATGCGATTCAAATCACAATCAAAAGTCTCGTGGACAAAGTTACCTTCCAAAATAACGCATCCGGATACAAAGAGGCTGGTCTGTTTATGGGGAATCTATTCGAAACCGAAATGAAGAAAACGGCGGAGCGCGGAAACCCAGCGACTCCATTCAATATCGGTATAGGAGGAATGTAATGTTTTTAGATCCGATTCCAGGTGGAACGTTCTTAGCGGTTACAGGTTCTGATTTAAGTCCTGTAAAGATTGGAGGTTACAGTTGCCCTCGAGGGACGAAGGTTACGATCTCCCAGGAAAAAAATTATTCCAAGACTACCGTTTCCGGACGCGAGGGAACGATCAAAGAAGTGGTGAGTTTTAACGACTTCCTTTTAACGATAGAATTTGAATTTGTAAGCAGCACAGGAATGCAATTAGGTGCCATTTCGGAACTACGTGATATCAAATCGAAATGGAGAGAAATGGATTCCCTGGAAATCATTCATCCTAAGATAAATGCCCTCGGAATTATGAAAGTCTTACTTACACGAATCGAATTTCCCGATGAAGACCGCGGATATGAACTTCCCGTACGGATCGAGGCAATCAGTGACGATCCTCTTTTTAATCTGGAGACCCCTTCTACATGAACGAACGCGTCCACTTTGTTAGAGAAAACGATACACTTCAAAGAATCGCAGCATTCTATTGGGGAGATTGGACGCTGTGGCCGCTTCTTCGAGATGTGAACTCCCATCTCATTCAGACGATCGGTTTCAATTGGTCCGAAAAGTTGAAGGAAGGAATCCCTTTGAAAATTCGAATGGATCTTCTCTCATCGGATATCGAACACACCGTGACCGAAGGCGATTCGTACGAATCCCTAAGTTTCCTTTACTATTTTACCGAACATTTTAGCGAAAGGATTCGGAATCAGAATGAAAGAAAGGTTCTTCGTTACCTAATCGGAAGTAGAATAGCAATTCCTGCACTTGTAGATCGACGTACATTTCAAACGGCCAAAGCGAGGCTAAAAATATGGCTTTGATAATGAGACAACGCCTTTTGATCGGTGGCAAGATTCTTCACAAAATTTCAGAAGCAGAACTCATCAGCGGACGTAAAGAACCGCACTCTCAACTAACAATCCGACTCCCGAAGATGAAGGGTTACGACAATAAAGCATTCAAAAAAGGTGATTTAGTACGTTGGTGGACATGGTATGAAGGATACAAAGAAGCTCTCGAATTTGAAGGAAAAATCGTAAGCATATCTCCTAAGATGCCTTTGGAAATCGTTTGTAGAGACAATATGTATGATCTTCAACTCAAGACTGTGAATTTCAATATTGATAAGATGACGATTCCTTCAATCGTAAACCGCTGTATTTCCGCCGAGAACGTAATCCCTAAAATTGATCCAGCTATTGCTTCAGTGCGATTAAGTTATGATATTTTGACTGCTGGTAGACGGGCTGCCTTTGTATTGCACCGACTAAAAAAATATGGAATTGATGCATTTTTTCGGAATAGTTTCTTGGTAGTACAAAACCCAACGAAAATTTCAGCCCCTGAAAAAAAGAAAATATTTCAATTAGGTCATAACGTAATCAAAGACAACCTTTCTACACGCGAAAACAGGTCAATCAAAGTAAAATTAAGAAGTTATAATATAGATACTGGAAGGATGCAAGAAGCTACGTTTACGGAACACGGCGGAGAAGAGTTGATTTTTGATTTAGACGGAATTTCCTATTCTGAACTTCAAAAAAGAGCGGAGGAAATCTATCACGAAATCGCTGGAACCGGTCTTGTGGGTGACTTCGAAACATTCGGCGCTCCTTCCATTCAACATTCAGAAATCATAAAGTTTGTTGATCCGGACGACAAAGAGAGATCGAAAGACATCTTTGTGGATAAGGTCGTAAAGACTTGGTCGGCAAAGAACGCCACTTTTAGACAAGTCATTTATCCGGCTGTGGTCAAGTTCAAGGGTGCAAAATGAGTGTTGCAAGTGATCTTGTTTCCCTTTTCTTTTCCGAGTTTACAATCAATTGGGCAACGATGGCGACTGTCGTTCGTGTTCAGGAAGAGCCAAGCGATTCCGGAAAACCGGGACTTCTGACCGCAACAATCAACGGAGCAAACAAAGAAGACGTTCGCTGGTTTTGGCCTATCAAACCGGCTCCTGGTAGTCGCTGTATTGTCCTATTCGGGGATAACAACGTAAGCAGAGCTGTGGCAATCGGATTCACCAAAGTTGCTAAAATCAAATCGAAGATCGCGGAACTCTGCGAAATAGAAATCGATGAAGAAGGATTTAAGATCGATCATTCGCAGTTAATTTCTGTCTTCGGTAAACTCAACGAAGGAAAGCTAACTTTAAAAAACGGTCCTATTTTAGAAGTTACTTTGGACTCGATTCAAAACAAAGTCGATGTAAAAGGAAAATTGGAAATCGGAGATTCTACCATTCCAGCTGTAGATACAAATGCCTTAGAGATCTGGATGAATCAAGTTACCGCCTCTTTGCAAGCCCTCTATACTGCTATCCAAGCGACTCCAACGACACCCTTGGACGGCGGTGCCAGTTATAAAGCTGGACTTATCGCGGCGATTGCTTCTCTTCCGATTCCTACCGTTCCTCCCGATCTGAAAGTCTCGAATCTCAAATACGGAAAACCGACAACGTAAAAAGTTTGGACATAGCGGACACGAAAGCCGCTATGTTTGTCGATTCGCTTGCGGAACTTTCGTTCTTCGATAACGTATTCCCGTGGACTTTCTCACCGACACTCTCACTTCCGACCTTCTACTTGATTCAAAAACTTTTGATTTTGCGGATTCTGAATCCGAGGCAAATATCGTACTCTCAATGGTGATCGAGGCATTTGATATGAGTCCGGCGGATGACATAGATTTTCCCGAAATCTACAGCCGCCAAAGAAGGCACTTGTTAGAGGACGATGACAGCGGTCCTCAAGAACGTATGAACGATGCGGTTCGCATCTTAGAACAATTTTCTCAAATCGATCAAGCAACGGTTAACGTAACGGTTCTTCCAAAAGGATTATCGATCTATTTTCGTTTAAAATCTGGAGAGGAATTGTCCTTGAGTCTTGGAGGAGATTTGTGAATATAAAAGATTTCGTACTTAAATATAATTTACCGGAACATGAAGCAGAGGGTTTGAAAGATGCAGCTCAGTTTTGGGCTCGTTCAAACTTCGAAGAAAAACTCCTCATTCTCGTTTACTGTCTGACCTTCGGCGTTTTCCCCGGCGGAATCGATGCGGAAGATTTTGAAGATGAACTCTCAAACAACATCGGTCAGTTCATCAACGATACGATCGCTTCCGAAAATTTAGTCTGGTCTAGTTTAAAAACGAATACTACAATTTCCTCCGCAATCTCCAATCTTTCGAACTCTCTTCAAAACCTAATTACAGAATCCGTGACCACGGAAAAAACCGAGAGAGAAGTCGCAGATCAAAATATTTTGAATCAAATCCAAACCGAAATCAACGATAGAGAAGATGCGGATTTGCTTTTGCAAACTCACCTCGACGAACACACGAGTCGAACGAATAATCCTCACCAAGTTACGAAAGAACAGATTGGACTCGGAAATGTTAAAAACGAGATCCAGCTTACAGAATCGGATGTAATTAACGCGGATAATTCTTCGATCACCAATAAACCAGTTTCCGCCGCGCAAGTCGCATTATTAAGACAGTCAATCACATCGATTCAGAACCTTCTAAATTCGAACGATACCGATCTGGATACAATTCAAGAGATTGTAAACTTCATAAAGTCAAACAAGAACGTTGTAGATCAGATTTCTACTTCTAAAATTTCTTATACTGATATCATCGATGACTTTAATTCTGAGTTACCAAATAGGCCTGCAAGTGCCGGAACAGTTTTTCGTTTGAATCAAAGCAAACGTAATGCCGGTCCAATACTTGCTTCCGAAATTTCCCAAGATGCAACGCACAGACTTGTAACGGATGTAGAAAAAGCCGGCTGGAATGGAGCGATGATTCCAGCGTGGAATTCTATTCAAGATAAACCTTCGGAATTCACTCCTTCGGCGCATAATCATAACGCGACTTATTATACGAAGCCTGAAATCGATACCGCTTTAGCTTCGAAAAGAGGAGCCGGTGCGATACCTGCTTCTGAAATTACTCAAGATTCAACTCATCGTTTCGTAACTGATTCGCAAATAGCCGCATGGAACGCCGCCGGTGGAGGACTTACGAATCCTCTCAATCAGGACATTAATTTTGCAATCGGAAAAGCATTAAGATTAAATAATATTCCTGTTGCCGGTTGGCTGGATGACGGAACTCCGTTTTTTAAAAAACGGCTAACATTTACAATTCCTTCAACTGGATCAAGTGTAACCATTCCGCATGGGATACCAAATGCTTTTACAAATAAAAGAATAATCGGATACGAGTTCAATGGATTCACTTCGTCGCTTCCGACTCGTATGTTTCTCTTTGGCGTTGCGAACACCGGAGTCACACCACAGGACGTCCTTTACGACAATACAGATTTATATTTTGCAACTACAACTGCAAGTGGGACGAGAAATTTTATAGTAATATTAACTTATATTTAAATTAATTATAAAATACTGATATATAAAACATGATACTTTATACCACAAAATCAAATGTTCAAAGAGAACTGGAACGAGACGTAAAAGGTTCAAAAGTTTTCGAGAGCCACGACTTTAGCCAACTCTCGAAAGTTGGAACGATCTTACGATCTCTTGCGAATGCAGTCTTTCTGTTCGTTGATCAGAACATCCTTTCTCTTCAAAAAGCGATTCATTACCATACTGCTGAAGAAGAGGATTTACACGAGTGGTTAAAGCGTTACGGTTTGGAATGGAAAGGCGCAACTAACGCAAAACACAAAATCCGAATCGGTTCAAAAACTGCCGTGCCTTATAGTGTTCCCATCCCTACTGGAAAAATCATTGGAACCTCTGACCGCAAGATCCTATTTCAAATCATTCAAGAGGCGAAAATTTTACCAACGACCTTACAAGACTCTCGGGGTTTTTACACTGTCGAAGTTATGTGCGAGGCTTTAGAATCCGGAACGAAAGGGAACGTGGCTGAAAACGCGATTTCCGATATCGTCGATTTCATCGAAGATTGTGATGTCGTTTATAATCCTTCTACGATTCCGGATTTTGTGGCTCGCGATAGAGAAACGATCGCAAGTGTTCGCTCTCGTCTTAAAGAGGCCGAGATAAAATCAAGCTCCATGTGGACACCGGAATGGTATGTTTCCGAAGCACTCGGGTTTTCCTTTGTGGAGAGGGCCATTTTCAAGAGCAGTAAAGCGATCGGAAATCCGGGTGTCGTGAAATTGCTTCTAAAAGGCGCAGGTGGGGAACTCTCACCCTCTCAACTTCAAATCGTCGAAGATTATTTTGAATCAGAGGATAAAGATCCCGGTGGCGTTGCAAAAGTCGTTTGTGAGAATATCGATTCCGTTGAAATCGATAAAGTTTTCATAGTCTACTTTGCGTCTGCGGAGTCGATTCCCGATCAGATCACTTTAGAAAACGTCGTAGAAAGTTACTTCTTCGGATTAAGGGATGGAGATGATTTCGTAACGAACACTCTTAGATCAAACCTTTTGAATCTTCCGGATGCGGTTCAATGCGATGTCGATAATGCGGATAACGTATTCGTGAATCCGGGATCTCTCGCCGTAAAAGGATCCGGCTTTGATGTGACCGCAACGGTATATTCCGGATGAATCGTTTCCGATTTTCATTCGATTCTCTCGTTTGGAAAAACTTGAGAAGAGGTATTCAGCAAACGACACCTTCGCCTTCTCAAATGAATGAGAATGAGAACGGGAGCGGTGGGCCTTCGAATTCGTTATGGTATCGAATCCTTTTTGCTTTTTTGATCGTTATGAGTGAGCGGTTGGACCGTATCAACTGGCTTTACAAGCAAATTTGGCTCTACACTGCGGATGGAAAGGGGTTGGATTGGTGGGGTGCGCGCTATGGACTTCCGCGCAATCCTTCTGAATCCGACGCCGCTTATTTACTTCGGATCATTTTTCTTTTAGAATATCGCCGTCTTCCTGCAACCATAGCCACGAAGAGAAGCCTTGCTTCGAGAATTACAGGACACCCGATAGATAAAATCAATGTCGAAGAAGTCTTCGATCATAAATACGAAATCGGGGATCCAATCGGGTCTGTCGTCGGTTCCAGAAACTACTGCTTTTTCGCCTTCCGCATTTATATTCCAAAAATCGATAACCTAAAACGTCAAAACTTGGTGAGGATCTTGGACACGATCAACATAGGCGGCAACGTCTGGGAAGTCTGGGAGGAATTGGATACGAACGAAGCTCCGCCCATTTTTGAAGGGAGCCAAATATTCAAAGGAACTCGTTTATCGGAAGGTCCGCTCGGTTTTGAACGCTATTGGTTAGTATATTAGGAGATTATTATGAATTTGAGTGGTGCAAATTTTCCAGAAAACGGAAAACCATTTTTTCAAGGAGATTTTCAGGAAGAGCATTCTTCTATGGAAAACGAAATCTTAAATAGATTCGCGGATCTATTTGCGGGCGAAGTTATTTCAGGTGGCGAGGTCGTTGTGGGTCAAACACAAAATACGATCAACGTATCGGAGACAGTCGCATATGATTCAGATGGAAAGCGGGTTGTGATTCCTGTTCAAAATGGAATCGTTATTACTCGTCAAAACTCGGATTCAGTTGTAGTTTTACGTCATCGATTTCAAAACGAAAACTCTCCCTATTTAGATTCAACCGGGTACGCAAATACTTATCGTCGGAACTCATTCGAAGTATTGTTCAAAGAGTCCGCAGAAGACGGCGATATTTCACTCTTTAAAATCCGTAGCCTTATGGGGACGGTTTCTATTTTAGATGACATGCGCTCCTTTCGTCGAGTTAAGGAAGAGAACATCCGCGATAACTCTATCACGAATACGAAACTTGTTTCGGACATAAAGATAGGATCGTTAGGATCTTTGATTTCTCGGTTTTCCGGATCATTAAGAATCAGTGTAGTTGCGGCATTGAATGCACTTGCGAATTGGTTGACTGCGGAAGAAGGCGCACGTCAATCCGGTGACACCTCTTTGCAAAATCAAATCAACGGTTTAGGTTCTATCTTCGCACCGATCAACCATTCCCATTCAGGATTTGCGAGTGTCTATGTAATCGTTCACGATGGCCCATCGGCAAATTTTACAAACGTTCCTAATGCAAATGGTGTCATCGTTGTTTATCGAATTTCCTGCGGCCCTTCCGGTGGACAAGGTTACTCAATCCACGGAGCTGGGATTGGTGGAATTGCTCCTATAGGTGGCTTATTATTTGGAGTAGCCGCTCGTGCTGGTGGTAGTTGGGTGGCGACGACTGGGTGAGAGACAAGAAAGTGACAGTTATAAAAATTACATTCGCTCGCTTTCTACTTTCGTATTTGCTTATCAGTTTAAACTGGAAATACGCACTGGGTTTAGATGCAGACTTTGCTCTTGCATTTATATTCTGTTTATTGAATGAAATAGCTTTTTCAATAATTTCTACATTCATCATTTCAAGAACGAAGAAAAAACACTTTATAGTTCCCGGAAGTCATTCGGATATCATAGTAAAAATCTTAGAGACTGAACTTGAAAAGCCTTATACTTCTTGGCCGGAACTTCCTCCTTATGAACTTATAAATGCTGTAACTAAGTTATATGAATTGGGAAGTATACCTAAATCTGAGTTCCTTCTTACACCACGCGAAATAACTCAGATTTTACAAGCCATTTCAAAGTCCGAGAATACGACTTAG